GAAAAATTATTTGAATTCCTTGGTAATAAAAAACTTATAATAGAAAGACAAATTACTGCAGAAAAAGCACAACAATTAGCATTAGCAACTGCAACTGCTGCTGTTGGTGGTAGTTCTGGTGGTAGTGGTAGTTTCCTTTCTTTTTTAGGATTTAATAAAGGTGGTATTGTACCAGGTGGTGCACCTTATACTGATAGAATTCCTACAATGTTAACACCAGGAGAACTTGTTATACCAAGAAATAAAGTTGGACAACAAGGTTCAGTAATTAATAATACAATTAATATAAGTGGTAATGTAGATCAAAGGGCAATTGATCAAATTAGATCTGTTATTTCCTCAAGCCCAGGTCAAGTTGGTAATGCTAGCACAACATATAAAAGAAATAGTTCTGGCTTAAGATTAAGAAAAGGATAATTAATGAGTACAATTTTTAATAAAGCAAACAATATAGTATTGATAAGAGATGCAAATACATTTAAATCAGTATCAAATTCAGGTTTTGCTAGACAACAAAAATCAGGTCCGTCATTTTATTCTTTTGAAGTTAATTTACCTATTATGGATAAAACTGATTATAGATCTATAGAAAATGAATTATTAACATTAGATGATGGGGTTAATTTTTTAACTACATCTATTCCAGCTAAAACAGAAATAACTGGTTTACAAGGTGCATATCAAACAAGTGGTACACCCTATGTTGTAGCTAATTCAGGAACTGTAATTCAAATTGGTAATATGGCCCCAAGTGTCAATAATCAATTAAAAGCTGGTGATTTTATAAAATTTAGTTCTGGAACAAAAGTATATCAAGTTAAATCTGATGCTAATTCAAACAGTGGTGGTGTTGTTGAAATTACTTTAAATACAGGTTTAGTATCAACTATTGTTACTGGTACTTCAGGTGATACAATAACTGTTGGAAATAATGTTCAATTTAAATTAATGTTAAATAATAGACCGGAAGTAAATATTATACCTGGTACTGCTAATTCAAATTTATATACATATAATTCATTTAATTTTAAAGAGGTATTATAATGAAAACTATAGATAGTACAACATTAGCTGAATTAAATAATAAAGTTAATTTCCCAATACAATTAGTAAGTTTTGAAATAAGTACAAATAATGTTCAAAATTTATATTTAAATACTGGTTATAAAGATATTACTTATAATGGTAATGTTTATTCTCCAGGAGCTACAGTATTAGGTTTTAGTCCAGTTGAAGAAACTACTGATGTTAAAACTAATTCTGTTAATATAGATTTTAATGGTGTACCTAATACAATTATTGCTGCATTAGAAAGTGTTCAGCCAATAGGCGGTAAAGTAACTATATATCAAGCATTTTGGAATGAAACTACTCAAAATATTGAGGGTCAAATATATCAAAAATGGAAAGGTATAATTTCAAGTTTTTCAACAACTGAAGAAAATCAATTAGACGGATTTGTTAAAATATCTGTTGAATGTAAAAATATAGTTGGAGCAATTTTAAACACAAAAAGTGGAAGGTTTACAAGTAAATCATCTTTTCAACAATTTAATTCTGCAGATTTATCTATGGAATTTGTTGCAAGTTTGGTTGATTTTAATCCTGCTTTTGGAAAAGAAGAATAATTAATTATGATATTAATAGGTGAAAATAAACACATAGAACAAGGTGTTAAATTATTAAGAAAGCATTTAAAAGAATTTAATTTTGGTCAATTTAAAGATGATAATTCTGCTTATTATAAAGGTTTAATGCAAGCAATTGCTAAAGATAAAACCAGTATTGTGTCAATAAATAATGATAATATAATTGATGGAGTATTATTAGGAATGAGAGTACCTAATTTATTAAATCCACATAATGTACAATTTCATATTTTATTAACATGGGTTCATCCTGACAAAAGGGGTTCTTCAATTTTTTATAGAATGTATAAGAAATTAGAAAAAGACGTATTAAAAAACGAAGAGGTTATATTTTACAGTATACCTAAAACTAATATTAATTTTAATAAGCTTGGATTTAAAGAATTCCAAACAATGTATATCAAGGAGATAAAATAATATGGCTGCAGCTGCACCAATTATAACAGCATTAACTGCCACCGGAATTAAAGGCATGGTTGCAAGGTTTGCATTATCAGTGGCAGTATCATTTATCATTAATAAAGCATTCGCTCCAGATATTCCTGATCCAGGAGGAATTACAGCATCAAAGGATTTAGGAGTTCAACAAAGAATTGGTACAGATACAAGTAATAAAATACCAGTGGTTTATGGAGAAGCAAAAATATTTGGTACAATTACTTATGCTGATATATCTTCAGACAATCAAACAATGGCTTTTATTATACCTTTATGTGAAGGACCAATTGAAGCAATAGATTATATTTGGTGGGACAATTATAAATTAACTATTGATGGAAGTGGAAATGTTACAAATGCTACAGATTTAGAGGGTAATACAGATGACTTTTTAAATGGTAATTTAATTATACACAAATATCCAAATGGTGGAAGATGTTCTCAAATGGAAGCATTTAGTACAAAGTGGAACAATAATTCTTCAAATAGAACAATGCCTAATTTAGCTTATATTTATGCTGAACTAAAATATGATAGAGACAAACAAGTAACTGGTTTATCAACTAAACTTGGTGCTGAAGTCAGAGGTAAAAAAGTTAGAACTATACAAAGTGATAGTACATTAACTGTTTCTGAAACATATTCAAATAATCCTGCTGAATGTTTAGTAGATTATTTAACAAATACAAGATATGGTTGTGGGTCTATTATTACTGATAATGATTTGGATTTATTAACATTTAAAGCACATAAAGATTTTTGTAATGATCAAGTTAATTCTTTAGATACAGGCGGTAGTGCAGTTCAATTAAATAGATATGAATCAAACGGTTTTGTAAATACAAATGATACAAGAGATATTAATATATCTGATTTAACAGTAAATTCTCAAAGTATATTTGCATATCAATTAGGTAAATTTCAAATGATATCTAATAGAGCTTTAACAAGTTCTGAATTATCTGCAGTTCCAAGTTTTAATAATGATAATATGTATGGTCAATTTACAGTTATTAATGATGGTGTTAATTCATTAAAAAATAAAATGACTGCTACATTTATTTCTAAATCAGAAAATTATAAAAATGATCAAATATTTAGAGAAATATCAAGTAATTTAAAAGGTTGGAATGAAACTGAATTATCTGAAGATACATCATTTAAATTTTTAAATAATAATGTTCAAGCTCAAAGAGCATTAGATGTTATTTTAAACCAATCAAGAGAAACATTACTTATTTCTTTTAAAATAGATATAACTGGATTTGATTTACAAATTAATGATGTAATAAAAGTTACAAATGAAATATATGGTTTTACAGATAAATTATTTAGAATTAATTCTATAACTGAAACTGATATTAATAATACAATTAATGGTTATATATTAACAGCACATGAATATAATGCTAATGTATATTCTCCAGGATTAATTCAAGCTAAAGATTTAGCAGCAAATTCTAATTTACCTAATCCAAGAAATATAGGTACAATAACTCCATTAGATATTGATCAAAATAATAATGATAATCTTATAAATGACACAATAAGAGTTCAATTTACAATACCTAGTGGTTTTATTTCTAAAGTTGAGGTTTATTATACTCATGATGCATTTAATGTTTCTACTAATCCTAGAATATTTGTAAAAGATATTACTCCAGCATCAGGAAGTTCATTTACTGAAAACACTTTTATATCTGAAAATATAAATGTTCCTTATAATACTACTTATAATACTTATATATATGTTAGACCAATTAATGATTTTGCTAATGGATCTTTTACCGCAGCAAGCCCATTTACTTGGGTAAAAGGAACAGCTCCTGCTACAGTTACAAAAGTTGATAATAATAAAGGTATAACATTTACTCAAACATTAGCTGGTGTTAAAGAAAAAATAATTAAAACTAATGAAAGATATTTAACTGTTAGATATGGAGATGCTGATGGAACTAATGCTAATGCAGGAGATACATCTGTTAATTTAAGAGCCAATGGTGAAGGTAGTATTGAAGAATTATTATTAACTTTATCAGGTACTAAAAGTAATACAATTACTACAACAAGTGAAATTAATGAACAATTAGTAGTTAGTTCTGAAACAGGAGCAGCTATTAATAATTTAAGAACATATCCATTTTTAAAAACTAATGGTGAATATAAAATAACAATGCCTAGATTAACAGCTACATCTATTGGTACAACTAATGGTAATACAGGTCAAGCTATTACAGAAATGGAATTAAGAGTTAGAGAAGCTCCAACTAGTGTTTTATATACACATCCAACATTAGGGGTTATAAGTCATGATGCTGAAACAAAATGTTCAAGAGTATTATATAATAATAATATTACATTTACATCAGCAGGTGTATTTAGTAATA